TCATTTTCTAAAATATATGGATATTTCTCCATTTGAATATATTTGTATTACTGCCTCTTCACTAACATTGGTCATCACAACCTCGTTCTCGTTAATATCTTTAAGATATTTATCGGTTAAAGATTTAATCTGATCATTCATTTTAAACTTAAAACCTATTTCTGGTATATTAACCTCTTGGTACATCCTATGGATATCTTTTGCTTTTCTAATTTCATAGGAAATTATTTCTTGTTTTATTTCCTCAATTTCATACTCTTTTTTTGCTCCTATATTCTCTATCTTATTGATGATATTCTCTATTTCAATTATCTCATTTTTATGCTCATCATCATTTATACTTAGTGTTCTTATTTCATGCTTTAAATCTTCTATCTGTATATCGAAGCGTTCTTTTGCTGATAGATAATATTGTTCATCAATAGAATTTTGAAAGAAAAACATATCATTAAGTTTATTAAGCTTCTCAATTAATACATCTAGTTCTCTTGTTTTACAGCTTATTACCTCTTCATTATCTTGGTCTAATTTCTCAAATATCTTTTTTCTTACTTTCTCACAATAAGCTATGAGAATTTTTTTACTACTATAAACATAGTTATAATATTCAATTGCGATAAGTGTTATAGCATTTTCAAGATAATCTAACTTCACATTTATACTGTTGCATGCAATAGTTCCATTTTTTTTCTTATTACCACAATTATAAAATATGTTCTCCTTATCCATATTTCTAGTAAAATTACTTCCACAATTATGACATTTAATTAACTCGGCATACTCTGATGTTCCTTTATATATTCCCTTTTGGTTCTTAACGCTTATTTTGTTTTCTCTGATGCTTTGGCACTGGTCAAATAATTGACTAGTAATTATAGCCGGAATCTTAACATTCTTCTCCATTATCCATTCGCTTTTATCTCTTTTTTTTGGGTAATGCTTCCCGATAATGACCATACCCGTATCATATTTTTGCCTGACTGAATACCCCGCATATTTTTCATTATCAAGAATTTTGCTTATTGTACTTTTTTGAAAGTCTTTATGTTTTCTGGTCTTTATATCATTTTCTTTTAGATAATTAATAATCCTTCTAATCCCTAATCCCTCACTATATAATTTAAAGATTTTCTGAATTACTTCGGCTTCATGGGTGACTATTTCAAGTCTATTTTCAGCTTGAATATATGTATATCCATAAATATTGCTATTTGTCATGATAATCCCTTTTCTTGCACCTTCCTGATGTCCCCAATGTACTTTACTACTTTTATCCTTGCTGTCTTGCTCATCAAATACTTGCATAAGTTTTAGCAGAAAATCTTGAGATAAATCTTTAGTATTAATATTCTGTTCAATGAAATTTATATATACATTTTTTTGGCGTAATTGATCTATTATTTCTGATGATAATGTATTTCTTGCAAATCTGCTAGTATTCTTAATCCATATTTCATTAAATAATGGTTTTCTTTCCGATACTTGTGAATATATATGTTTTTTACCGTTTGATTTTGTTTCGATAACATCTAATCCAGCGTCATATAACATTTTATTAAATTGTGGCTTATTATAAAGTTTTGTCCCCGTTAATCCTTCATCAGCGTAAATTTTAGTTAATTTATATCCTGATTTATTGATTTCCCTACTGAAATATGACTGTTGGTTCTCAAAACTATTTTGTTGTTCCTTGCTGTCTGTTGATACTCTAGCATAAGCACATACCTTAATCAATTCGCAGGTATTTAAATTTGTTTTCAAAATCTTAGCCTCCATATTTTAACGCCTTGATAATGTTCTATTAATTATTTTAGTACATTGTCATTATATCAGTCATATTGCAATAGGTAAATGTTTTATAAAATTATCATAATCTCCCTGATCTTTTATAACCGAACCCTCTTTTGTGTTGATAAAGAAATGATTTATATCAAAGTAGTCATTATTTAAGAGTATGTAATCTTTAATAAATGGTAATTTTCTTTCTATATACAATACTTCCTGTGATAAATTTTCCGATGATCCAATACAAATAATAACAATCTCATAATGCTTGTATAATCTTTTTAACTGTTCGTATAGATTTGATTTCATCACGTAACCCAAATCTATGTAAATTTTTGTTTTACTCATTTAATCCCTCGCTTCCTATATTAAAAAAGAAGTACAAAATATGTACTCCTAAAGATATTATCGCTATGTAATTTAAAAAGGTTTTCACTCCATAGCTACAGAATTTAACATTAGAGTTTATAGAATAGTTATGGTGTGTTTTTATGTTTAAAATGATTTTGCTATTTCCCATAATCTTATTCATCCTCAGTATTATTGATGGAATTTTAACTCTTTGGGGATTACGACTTAATATAATCGAAGAAGTTAATCCTATGATGAAATTTTTTATCAAGTTAAGTCCTGTAGTATTTATGGCTATCAAAATATTTCTATCACTATTACTTATTGCCCTTCTTTGGAGGATAGGAGATAGGCTACATAAATCTATTATTTATTTGTTGTGGTTTAGTTTTGTTGTTTATTCCTTGGTGATAATATTTCATATTTACTGGATTTATATTGCATTTGTATAACAAAAAAGCGGGTAAGAATAAAAATAAGGGATGTACTATTCGGTACACCCCTTGTTTAACTCTATCATTAAAACAAACTAGCTAATTTAATCGACTTTTCAACATACTGTGAAGAATCTGCCCTATCCGCTGCCCTCAAAGTGATATAGTGAGTTTTTGAGTTAGCCATTATATTGCATTGAGTATTATTTGTAATAGTTAAAGTATAAGCACTTGTCGGAGTGCTACCAGGAATAATCGTAAAATCAAACTCTGCATCTGGTACTAACATTCCATTATTGTATTTATTCACTGTATACGTTTCTGAGTAGTTTAAATATATTTCTGGTTCTCCAACCAACTCATAAGAAAAATTATCTTGCGGAACATCATCAATTATAACTGCAATGGAATCGATTACAGATTCATCTGATTCTAAACGAACTGAAATAGTGACGTTACCAATGTCTTTAGGAGTTACTAATCCGTTAGAACTAACCGTTGCAATGGCTTCATTAGAAGTTGAGAATACTACAGGTAATGGTTCAGTAAGAATTATATCTCCATCCTTTTGCTGAGTAATTAATTGTACTGGAGTATCAATATTTGTCGTTGCACTCTCACCGTTTAATATCTCAATAGAATAATTCGGTAATACCTGTTCTTCTGCTGTAAATATCATCTTGATATATAGCAATCCTGATTGACTTAAATCATCAATATTTTGTACAGAATAGTTCAATTTACCTATTTTATAAATGTCATTTATTTTGATATTGCTATTGATAACATTATCTTGAAGCAAGATATAAATCTGATTATCTAAGGTAGAAATATAAGTTGACGAATCAATATTAAGAGAAATTTTATCCATTACTATACATTGAACATTATGTAGAATTCCTCCGATGTTTACGGTCAAGATATTATTGCATTTTCTTATCCTAACCCTATATATATTCACATCATGATTATTATTATTTTGTATTTCACTAATCATAAGCCAATTCTGATTTTGATAGTATATCAATCCACCAGATTCATAAGAAAATTTAGTGGTTAGAATTACTTCGTCATTTTTTGATATTTTATCTGTGGCCTTTACGAAAAGACCTTTGTGTAAAATTCCATTCAATAAAAAAGGCTCTCCCTTTTCATAAAGTAAAAAATCCATATTCTTATTTGTGGATAATCTCATTAGACCACCTCTGACTGTCTATCTAATAAATATAGCCAAAATTCCTGGTATGTTATGAAAGTTTGTATTTTCAAAACTTTATACAGTAAATCTCCAATTCTCAGATAACCGTCCATGTTGATTAACGGCTCTATATAGTTTATAAATAACCGCTTCGTTATTTCAAAAGAATAATCTCCAATTTCAATTGTTGTACTATACTCCTGAAAATCACCTAAGATCGTTTTTTCCGTGGCATTATTTTGGCTATTACCAAGTATCAATACTTCAGTTTCATTCATTAGATCACTTCCTTTTATGTTATCAAGTTTTCTTGTAAAAAAGTAAGGGGTAGAGTGAAAAGGATACGCAGATTGTGCGTATCCTTTCCCCCTACCCCTACTGTCGAATAATCCTACGACCAGTTACAAATGCGTCTATAGAATTTCCATTGATAAATTCCACAAAAACATAATCACCATTAATAAATGTTACATCGGGATTAGTGGGAATAAGTTGAGATGTAGTGTTAGCATCTACAAATACGTAAGCACGTGCGTTATCTACAACTGAATCAATTACTCCATAATGTGTATTACCCACTTTGAATTTAGCTAATTTTCTATTAACTACTGTTTCTATTGCTCCGATTATTTCATTTTGAAAAGAAATAATTTCTGAAGTAGAAGGACGATTATTCTGTCTCATATATTCACACCTTTGCCTCCCCATACATCTATTTCTTTGCAACGCCAACAAAGGCATTTGATAAACTTCGGATTGAATACAGATAAACTTCATCGCCAGCCGACAAAGTTTGATTAGTTTTGTTTTTTAATTTTTGAATTACTTCTTCTTCCATCGGTAGCGTTACATTTACTGTCCCGTCTGCGTTGACACTTTCAACAATTGCACTATTTGTACATAGTACCCCAAGCTTCTTAAACTCTTCTCTAAAAATTCTTCTTGTCGTTCTTTCGACATAATATTCTATTGCTTTAATTATATCGATATCATTCAAAATCATTTTTTGCACCTCTTAACCTAGTCTTGCACGTTGTTTGAGTTGTCTTGTAAATTGTGCTAGGTTATCAACCTGATTTATATTAATATTACCGTAAATATTAAAGGATTCTCCACTGGTATATAAAGCGTCACTTCTTCCAGATTTATTTGCAGGATTATACGGATTATACTGGGCAGGTACGACCATCTCTCCAGCATGAAGCAAAGCTAATCCAGTTTCAGGGACAAATGGCGTGCCCTGTGCATATGCAGGAGTATTACCGTCAGTATCACCAGCAGAAGACATTTCCGACTGACTGGAACGCCAAAAAGATAATTTGTCCTGTAACCAGTTTACTTTTTCAGTAATCCATGCAGATAAATTTCCCCAAACTGATCTAATACCATCCCAAATAGCTGTAAATATATCTGAACCCACAGTATAAAAACTATTATATAACTCCTTAAACCAGGTTAATAATCCACCTATGGCTTGACTAAACCATGTAGTTATCAAATTCCAAATTGCCTTAAATGAATTAAGTAAGGCATTCATGATATTCGTCCCTAAAGTTTTAAAACTGGTAACTGCATTTAGCAAAATTGTTGTTATCACCTTAAACCCAAGATCAAATATATCTTCAATGAGTTTAAAAACGTTCTGAGTAATATTATTTAACTCTTCCCCAAATGCTGTCCAGTCACCTTTTAGTAATGCGGTCACGAGTCCAAATAAACTCATTATCGTATCGAATGCCGTACTGATGATACTTACGATACCATCAAATATTTCTTTATTATTTTCATATAGCGATATAAGTCCATTTATCAAAATCTTAAGCAAATCAATAACTACAGAAATAACTTGACCAACAACATTTAAAGCACCTTCAACAGTGCTTTGGATAATCGGCATATTTACTACTACCCAATCAGCCATCTCTGCAACTGTAGGAGCAAGTTTACCACCAACATCTAAAACCATTGTAGCCAAATTAGCTTTAATCTTATTAAAGGAGCGACCAATTCCTCGCTCCATAGTTTCATATGCTTTATCTGTAGCACCTGCTGATTCAGCCATTTCAGCTAAATTATTGGCAAATACATCTGTTCCTTTACCAGTTAAAGCAAGTGCCGAATTTCCAGCTTCAACTGAACCAAACAAATCATTAATTCCAAGATTACTTTGTATTGAGTATTGCTCCATGAGTTGAAGAGCGTCTTGAACATTGTTGCCTTCATCAATAAAGTCTTTAAATGATTTGCCAGACAACTCTTGGAATGTTTGAGATGCTTTTCCACCTTCTTTAGATAGCTCTACAAATAATTGTCTTAGCTGAGTTGTTGCAACACTTGTAGGTGTACCCTGTGCTGTCATAGCTGCTAATGCTGCCGTAACATCTCCAAACTCAACACCCAAAGAAGAAGCTGTAGGGATGACATTATATAGACTTTGGGATAATTGAGCAAAATCTGTTTTACCAAGTTTAACAGCCGTAAACATTAAGTCACTTGCTTGAGTAGCATCTAAAACATCTGTTCCATAAGCGTTTATGACTGAACTAATACCATCAACAGCCGTTTCTAATTCTGTTACTCCACCTACAGCTGCTTTCTGAGCAGTTTCGAGGAAAGAGAATACATTATCTTCAGGTACTCCAGCCGATATGCTTTGATAAAGGGCAGGAACTACTTCATTTGGAAGTGTCCCAAACTCCTTTGAAAAGTCTTTAACCTGTTCGGTCATATCGGACATAGCTTTTTCAGAGATATCCGGTAAAAGAGTAAATACTTCATTCATCTGGGTTTCAAAGCCAACAAAGTCTTTAACCCCTTTTACTGCGACTCCTGCTAAAGCAACACCAACGGCTGCAATTCCGGCTACTACAGAAGTTTTAAGGAAAGAAGTTAATCCGCTTGCTTTTCCTTGAAATCCATCAACTGATCTCTCGGCATTTTGCATACCGGAAGTAAAACTCTTATCACTTAATTCAAGGTTGTATGAATATGTTGCTAAATCTATCGTGGACACAAATTAATCACCACCTAACAAAAAGGGAGCAACAAGCATTAACCTGTTACCCCTTTATAGAACTTAGAATTCTTTATTCTCTCTATTTCCGGTTCTGTTTCATATAATATCTTTGCTTTAGCCAACATTTTCCTGCCTTCAGGTGATTGTTGTATATCAAATATCCTAAAATGTTTAAGGAGAGATAGAAATACACCATAGGGTAGATGCATCACTTCTGGAAAACTCATTTTACTTTTTAAGATTAAATAACTGATATTTTCCATCATTTCAATATCGTCTGAACCCCTAGAACTACCTTTTACCCCTTGGTAGATTCTAGGGAAACGGAGTTTGGGTGGTTAGCAACCTCTTGAATAAATGCCATAGTATTTTCAACAATGGCCTTTAGATATCTAATATCATTAAATCTTTCCCTTACAAATTCCAATGTAATAGTTTTTGACACATCCAGACTGAGAATATCAACAACTAATTCCTGCATTTTTTTAATTGCATCAGCTTCGCTCTTAATCTTTTGAATCTGATCCTTATATAGAGTAAGCTTCATTACAAAACCAAGATCGATTTCGCCTGGAATCGTATATTCTTCGCCTTTTGTATCTCTAAAAATCAACGGTTCACGAACCAATAAGCCAAGATCAATAATTTTACTCATTTATTTAGTTCCTCTCTTATACCTCAAATGTTTCAATAATATCAACTAGATTACCGCTTGTATCTGCCAACGCACTAAATTCATATCCTACAGATAAAGGATTTTCTTTATCAAATGAAAACTTAAACCCATTTGTATTCTGAGCTTTTGAAATATTAACGGTTAATGTTCCAGAGCCATCCTTCTTAGTGTGGATAAACCTGAGATAATTTACTGGTAGCATTCCTTTAGCACCAATCTTAACCGTTTTTGTGCCAGTAGTTCCATCTGTAGCTACTGTTGCAGGAGCAAGTAAAGCAAGATTATCAACTTTCCAAGTCAAGATTCCACAATCGAAAGTAACTTCTTCCTCACTTACAAATCTCATTATGGTTCCTCTATTTGCACTTTTCACTTCTTGAATTGAAGGCTTATAAGTTAAAGTTGCTCCGCTTTCAATAGCTCCAATATTTTTTAATGCTGCTTCGATTTCTATTTCAGTTGCTGTTTCTGGATTGGCTACTGTACCAAGATAAAGTTCACCACTTCCCAATATAATAGGATCTGCTTCCTGAAAATCTAAAGCCATCTATATACACCTCTTTCATACTCTCAATAAAAAATAGACAACCATCTCAAAGTTGTCTGTTTCGGGGTTCCTCCATGAGCCACCGCCATTTATAAGTTTTATACTCCTTATAACAGTTTCCTCATCTTTAATTATTATTTCCCCTCTAGGGTCATCGAGTAGTTTTATCAATCTGCTCTGTATGGCTACAATCTTACTTAAATCGTAGCTGATAACCCTAAATTCTAATTGCCAGTCCTTCACAAACCCACCTGATAAGGGTTTTAAAAAGAAAACAATATATGTATCATTTTTTATTTCTTTTGGTTTCTCAATTTGGTATATTGCTTCCTTATTGTCTAGCAATATCTTTAATTGAGCATCCGCAAGCAAATAATTCCTTACTACTTTTGTCACGGCCTTAACACCTCTGCAATTTTTCGTTTAATTGCTTCTAAATTTTGATCTACAGCAGGTTCCAGATATGGCTTTTTACGTTCTGCATATATCGCATATTCAACAGGTGTCCCCACACTACCTTGAGTTGATTTTTCGTCACTTTTAACTGCGTGGGTAATTGAACGTTTCAATGTGCCTGTATCCACAGGAGCTAATAACTTAGCATCAGCTTCAATCATAATGCACGCTTCCTCAACAGCTTGCTCCCTGCGTTTAGACATATCCTTTATTGCCCTTTGAAAAGGGCTATTCATCATCAAGCATCACATCCAAGTAATCATCCCAAGGGATATTCTTTTTTATTACATATCTTTTTCCTGTCTCATCTTTAACAATTCCACCATTATTAATATCTGAGTCTAAGTCACAAAAAACCCTTTTACTGACTTGATCCTGAAAACCATAATCACGATACAGCAATTCAGAAGAATATGGCTGAATATCACAGGGAATAGTTTTTAATACAGTTTCATCTTGACCAATATGATAAATACCGCTTTCATCAACATAACCTTCACTAGTAGTCATTAATTTCAAAGTTTTATCATAAAACATATAGCATCACCTAACCCATCAACTTGACTTTAGGTAATGGTAAACAAGATTTTATCGACTCTGGAATTCCATCAATTAGAGTTTGACTTCTACTGCCTTGAGATGATTGTCTTAATCCTTCTGATGTTCTATTCCTATAAAAAAAGACAGCTAAATCAACAATAATATCATTGAGAGATTCGGGTATTTCATCGATATTGCAATATGTTTTAATTGCGATTTGGGACTTAGAAAGAAAATGATTAAGAATGTTATCTTTAGTAATATCAGTCAGGTCTAATCCCAAAAGTTCTTTCATTAATTCAAGCATTTAATCACCACTTTTTGTTTTAGAAGGTGTCTTCTTTCCTTTTGATTTAATATCTTTAGTGTTTTCTTCCCCTTGATTTGCTTCAAATTCAATAGGGGTCTGCACTATAGCAAACCCCATATCGATAAATTTGTCACGTTTAAGGGAAGAATCAACGATTTTAATCACGTTTTCCTTTTGTAATTTAAACATTGATTAATCCTCCATAATAATTAAACAAGTGCTTCCTTAATATTTACATAGATACCATCCACTTTATTATCAGGAATAAATAGGTCATGGTATTTTCTGTAGTCAATCTTCCAAGCATTTGCAGTCTGATTAGTCATAGGATCAAAAATCCTAGGAATATCAGTTTTAGATACTGCAATAACACTATTTCTTGCACTAATAATCCAGTTGATATTTTTAGCTGCAACATCTGCAACAAAGCCACCTGCTTCTTGACCAGCAGTTGTCCCATCATTAAACACATAAGCAGTTTTCATTCTTGCAGACGGAACACGAACAATGGGAATACCATCAAGTGCTAAGGTCTTTACCGCAACTTCGCCCTTTTGAAAGTCAACTACATCAAGTCTCTTAGTAATTTTGTCGGACAAATCTAAAATTGGAGAAATCCCCATATTAAGAGAAATTACGAGCGGAGTACTTTCGCCTACCAGATCATATACTTTGTAAATGTCTGCTAACAATTTGTCCATTATATCTGTGGAAGCTGCAGTATATCCACCTGTAGCCTTACTTCCGGTAATCGCTTTAGTAGCAATTTTAGAGTAACGATAAGCGTCAACTTCCGGTACAACTTTAGTTCTTTGGAATTCTCCAAGGACTGAACCAGCATTAACCACAAAATTAGATTCATTTACATCCATTGCATCAAGACTAAAAGTTCTACCTCTATCCTGAGTCAATTGATGGGTTTCAAAAGATAGAGTTACAGAACCTTTTACGAATCCATTTTCTCTATCATAATCTGCCATACCATCCATAACTACTTTTGGAATTTTCACTTCATTCCCGCCGTTATACTTAACCATGCTAGAATTCAATTCCATATATCCACTCGTAGCACCAGCTACCATCTGAGCATCAAGTTCACTCTGAAAAATCTTTGCATATTCGATTACATTTGCCATTATAAAATCACCAATCCTTTTTCTTTTTTAATAACTTCCATTTAAACTCTTACGAATTTGGTCTTTAAGTATTTCTGTTTCATCTGTATTACCACTAGCAGGAGGCTTATATCCACCCTTTAGTCTCTCTTCCACTGCTACAGCAATTTGTTTATTCAAAACTTCTTCTAATTTGGTTAAGTTTTGAGTTGTGTTCTCTTCATCGTCTCCCAAGAAGTAGTCAATGATGTCTACAGGAAGCTTCTTACTGTTTGCATGCGTAAGAGCATGGTTTTTTACAACTTGTCTTTTCTCATCTGCTTCTTTTTTATTAAGCCTCTCTGTTAGCTCTCTGATTTGTTTCTGTTCTTCAGTTTCTGCCGGATTGCGTTTGGCAACCTCTTCACTAATTAGCTTTTCGAGATTATTTTTCTTCCAAGATTCTAGCCCCTTAGAAAAGTGACCATCAATCTTTGGTTGAATTACTTTTTTACCCTCTTCAGTATCCAGGAAACTATTAACTCTATCAGGTGTTAATGTCAAACCCCCGATATAATTTTTTATTTCTTCGTTGTCCATATTTGTTTCGATAAAACTTTTTACTTCATTGAAATCCATTAAATATTTTCTCCTTCCGTCCTTGTAGTTCTCGCCTACAAGTCCATAAATATATTAAAAACAGGCTATTTAAGCCTATTTCTTACACTTGTTGGTTTTTTACATCACGAATCGTGTTAAGACAAAACTTTTTATTGTCATTGTAATTTTTTAACCAAGAGTCACTTTTAAACTTATTAAACATCTCCATTGTTTTTTCATCCTTCGAAAAAACGAAAACACATTTATTTTCTTCTTTTCTTGCTTCGATGTATTCAGCACCATTGCATAATAAGTAAGCAGCAAGATTCGTGTCCAGAGTTTTAAAAACATTGTTTTCCATAAGTAAATCTCTCCTTAATTTTATTAAATCCCTTTTGATTTCGCCCAAGTATCATATGAGGTGTAATCAATAATAGGCTTATCACCTTGATTTTCTCTTTTCTTGGTTGGTTGCCATCCTTTGACAATTGGTATGATTGCCGATCTGCACCCAACATGAGTATCTTCTGGAATCATAGGATGGTCATTTAAAGGAAATCTCTTACCATCAAGGTTTTGACATATATCTGAAGTCTTATCATCTAAAGTAGCATCAAATAAAACCTCTTTAACTACGCCTGACTCTTTGTATATCTCGTCTTGAGCATTACCAACGCATCTAGCAACCTCGTTTGAGATTAATCTTCTGCTTGCATATGCCGATGAACCAAAGTTTTTGGATATATCTCTAGCTAACTTATCAATTGATGTGCCTTGGATGATACCCCTTTCAACCGATGACCTCACACGATTAACTAGCAACTCTTTATTTTTCCATATCCTATCACTGAACATTTTCCCCTCAATAGGAACATTTACAGCTGCTTCAACCATTTTAGGATTAAGCAATGTAAAATTAAGAGTTGTTTCTATACCCTTATCAATAACAAAAGCAGTCTGATAATACGACTGCTGATAGAGGTTATTTAATATTTTGCTAGTATGATCTAAGTCAATACTTCCTAATACCTGAGCCTGTTCTATCAATTGCTTTTCCAATTGTTTTAGGAAAGTATATCTTTGTTGTTTAGACATCTTTAATTGTCCATCAATCGCATATTTGATATAGAGCTGGGCAATTTCTTCTCTTGTTTCTGTTAAAACCCTTTTATATGCTTGTAGGATTGGTTTCATGTCCTTTTCTGCTTGCTTATCAACCAATTGCCGGATGTATAGAATTTCCTTTTGCAGATCTTTACTCATCTAAATCAACCTTATCCAGGTCTATGTTCTCTTCCTCGCTAAGTTCTTTTTTAACTTGCTGATCTTCAAGAGTTACATTATCGATAAAGGAGAATAGTCCTCTAGCAGTTTTCTTACTAATTAAACCTTCTGGAGCTTGGGACAAAGTTTGAGAAATCATTAAATTATCATTAGGGATTGATTCAGTGAATCGAACATTAGCCAATTTATAATTATACTGCTTGTTTTGAAGTACATAAATATACCTAAACAGATATCGAATCCTATCCATAATCAGGTTGTGCATAGCTGCAATATTAGATTTAGTTTTATTTCTCATTGCTAATTCTCTAGCTTGGACGGCAAGAGAAGAATTATTGGAAGGGATCGCTTCTGCATGATTGATATGCCCACTAAGTGTATATAAATTATCTTTTAGCTCCTTCAAAATTGACATAAAGAAATCACCATTTATATTTTTGATAAGCCAATCAATATCTACGTCTTTCCCCTTCATTTTTAGGATACCTTGACGCTTCATTTTTGAAAGGTCTTCATCATCAAAGTCTAGGTTAATCATTTTTAGATAGGCGTTCCTATATTGAGATAGCTCATGCACGCCGTCTGAGATATTCATGGTATACCCATCTTGGATACACTTTAAGTCATTAAACAAAGTATCTTTCTCGTTATCATCGACTTGGCATATACCAACAGGGACACCATTAAATATATGGGGAGATGTGCTAATTAACTCACCATTTTTATAGTTATAAATATTATTTTCATCATACACATCCATATAAACAGTATTTTTATCTAAAGTCTTTTTGAATATATGAAGAAATAGCTTTAATTCCTCATCCTCAAAATAGGGGTAGCCATTTAGGGGAGATATTATTCTACTGCAAAACTCTGCATTTTTGTTCACATAATAAAGCTCAAAAGACTTCCCATATAATAAAGATCTCCGAAAAATCTTCTTATCGTGGTCTTTTTTCCAGTGAGCAAATTGCATATTGATTATTTCTTCTAAATTATTGTCGGTGTCATTGTTAATATAAGTAACATCATTAGCCAAAATAAAATCACATTCTTTTTTTATAAAGAATTTAATATAATTGTGTTCTATTTTAGATACATTAGCCCTATCAATATCGGACTTTTCCAAGATAACATCTGACTCACCCTGATAATATTTTTGCATCTTTTGGTAGTAATGCAAATTGGATTGATAGTCCTCATAACATTGTTTTATCAATTGTTCATCTGGCATTTAATCACCTCTCAAAATTACCCTTAAAAGAGTTTTCTAATGTCTAAAAATTCTAGTTTGTTAATAGTTTCTACCTCATCAATCAGCCTATCGAGTTCTGATAACACATCCGGTGCATCATCATGTTTAGCGAATTCGTTATACTCTAAGACTTGATTATTAAAGTCTTCATCTTCATGGTTAAAAATAATAAAACCGGAATTAACTTTTCCGGCTATTGCTACAATTTTGTTATATTTGTTCTTTGACTGTCTTTCACAATCAATAATGATATCTCGCTTACTTAATAAATCATCTGATCGAATACGCTTAATAATCTCCCTCTGGTCTGTACCATTATAGGTGTTTTTCTCAATCCATAAATAATTGATATCATCGTATAGATGAAGTAATTCTATTACTTTATCTATGTAATCATCAAAACTAAACTTTTGAATAATACCTTTGCGAATATATCTAAAGCCATTAGAAAATTTTGAACCAACACAAATGGCTGTGTAGTCATTCTTGGAACCAGTTTCGACGGCTGGATCACAACAAAGGATTGTTTTAATGTATTTATCTCTCTGAGATTCCATTTCATTTTCGGGTATGCTTTTAATTTGGTGGAATATTTTCTCACCAATTTTACTAGCATCATTCATAACCTCTGATTTAAACCCTCTTGGATCTGAGTAGTACATTAAGGCTAAGTCAAAAGAAGTGTACTTATCAGGCCATAGTACAGTAAAAGACATATCCTCTTCATTAGAAATATAAAAATCCTTTGCATCGATTTGAGCATAAGGATTCTTTGCATCAAAATATTTAGTTTTAAATTCTGTCCAAAGTGGATTATTAATAAAATAATCGTCTACATCGGTATAGCTGTTTGGTACTTCCATACCCCTTTTTAAGATATGTCGAAATGATTTATCTTTTAACAAGGACGATATAAAATCATTTTCTGCTAAGACTGTTCCTAGGACTATGAATTTTGTTCCTGGCTTTATCTTTTCACCATTACGAAATACAGGAGCGTCACCAGCATAGAGAACATCTTTTTGGAATGTTTCAAGCTTTTTTAGTTTTGCTTGTTCTGATAGGCAATCATCCAAACCAGCTATATCATCACAAATTATATACTGAGGTCGCTTACCTAAATGCTTACGGCCACGCAAGGACGATGTAGATGATAGACATTCAATTTTACAATTATTAGATAGATGAAGCTCGTTTTTGTTAATGGTAAACCGTTTAGTATCAATTTGATTACCAAATGATTTTTTTATATATTCATTGTTTTCAAAGGCTGCCCGCACATCAGATAAAAATTTAATACCATCATTCTCAGTTTTTCCCTGAACTATGGTATAGAATGATTTTTTATAACAGGCTAACCATATTACTAAGGCAAATGTGACCACGGTACTTTTAGCTGATCCTCTTGGAAGGCATAAGACTAAACGCTCACATTCATCCTTAATAATCATATCTTCTAAGGTTTGCCAAGTTTCATAATGAAAATCTGCTAGTTCCCTTGCTTCATTGTCTGGTTTTATTCGAAAAATATCTTGAAGATAGTGCAATGAAAAATATGAAAGACTCCTTGCCCCTAATGACCAAGCTAATCCATTTTTGCCGAACAGGTTTTTTGCATTAGTAACCATTAGTTCTTTAGCTTTGTCTTGCCCATAAAATTTTGTTAGATATGTAAAAAGGAGTTTTTGATCTTCTAAACTATTGTCATATATATTTAACCACCTACTTTTTTAAAGGAAATATTATTACGTATGTCGTATTCTATTTATAAAACAATGAAATACGAGGTTTTTACCATTATGAGTTTTTGGGATTTATTGATTGAATATAAAGCTATCTTCGGAACTGTCCTAGGGTCAGTTTCTACATTAGTAATTACCTATTTATTGCGAAACTTAGGAAAATTACATTGGGATATTAAAGATTGGGAATATGATCTTTACGGAGCAAATAATATCGGGGATATAGTTGTTGTAAAAAACTTTAGCCAAGCTCATCGATTCGTTTATAATTTTGAATCCGTAATTTATAACAGTTCAGAATCTCAAAAGTCTTTAAAGGATGTAAGAATAGAATTTAAATCAAATACTACTTATATCACTCATGGATTAAAAGATTCAGAAGAAAAAATATTCGCTGGATGCGGATATTTTATGATACATAATGATTCAACTGTATTAAATTTGTCTCCTAAGCATATGGCTAATTTCCGTTTTGAAGGTACTTTGGGCGAGGAGGAACTAAGAGAACTTGGAGTAGATTTTAAAGTTTTATTATTTGCCAAGGACTATAAAAATAAAATTCACAGAATCCCAATAGCATCAATACATTTAAATGCTTGAATCTAGAAATTATATAAAAAATTGCAGAGCTAGCTACCAGCCCCTCTACTCATTCTGATTTAGAAAGGGTACGGATAATAAAAAAAGAACGATATCATTTACCGTTCTTCAAATGGTCTGTCTAATTTTTATTTAAGTTATCATTTATAGACTAAAATCATCCATTGCATTATCCATAATATCTTGATTGATACCGATATATCGAAGCGTTACTGAAGGTGCTGAATGATTGAACAATTCCTGTAACAAGGCTACATCTTTTGTCTTCTGATAGAAATGATATCCAAATGTTTTCCTTAGAGTATGTGTTCCTATCTCATCTAATCCTATTTTCTTTGCAGCATCATTTAAAATCCTATAGGCTTGAACTCTTGTAATGGGTTTATTATCGCCCTTCTTACTCTTAAATAAATACTCATTATCATCCATACCTACAATGTATCTATTAAGCTCATCTCGCAAGCCATTATTCATCTTAAATCTTTTATGTTTATCTGTTTTCTTTTCTTTGATAGATATATGAGTCTTATCTTGAACATCAACTACTTTCAGTTCAAGAATATCAGATATCCTTAAACCTGTATTGATACCAGTATAAAACAACAAATAATCTCTCGTACCATTTTTAAGTAATTGTTGTTTCATATCCTCGATCTTATCTTTTTCTCTAATCGGTTGAACAAATTCCATAGTGATATCCCCTCTTATATATAACATTTATATATACACTATATTACATTATATGTTATAAGTCAATTCAATATGTTACATATAATCAGAGATTTTTTTAATTATTTTTCGAAGTCCTGTATTACCAACGCTTTCACCACTTAACGCTATGTAACAGAATATCTATTGTGTTACATTAGTATTCATCATAACACTCTTCTTCAACAGCAGGACTATATCTAATAACCATTTCATTTAACTCATCATAATTCTTTTTTAGTTCCTTAAGCATTTGATTAGTATGATACTTTTCAAATGCTTTTTGTTCTTGTTGACCAAAGTTAAAAACATAATAAGTTTGATTATCATATATCTTAGTGCTTTGGCATTCTATACCCTGGGACAATAAAAAAGCACCTAGAAGAATATCTGGTGTCATTAGTTGATCCATATGTAATTCCTCCGATTACTTTACTAATTTCAAATTTGAATCATTATTTTCATCATCATTAAGAAAAGATTCAATATTTTCAAGGACATCCTCTGCCTGGGTTTCTTCATTGTTTTCTGATACTTCAAGTCTTGATGTGGGTTTGCCAAGGCTTCTGTCAACCCAATCAACTAATAACTTAGCTCTAGTCCTTTTCTCGCAGCTCTCATCCATCATCATCTTGTACCATTCATCAATAACATTATCTAATTTAGCATTGAACATTTTGTTTGCATTGGTTTTGATTTCCTGTAACAGCCTGTCGTACTCAGCAATCCATTCTTCCTGAGCCATCCACTCATAAAGTGTTTGCCTAGCTACTCCAATTTGTTTTGCCATTTCAGTCTTATTAAGGCTTCCTTCAATTATTAACTCAATTAATTTAATCTTTCTTTCATCTAACAATATCTATTAACCCTCCTAACAACATTACATTTCCACAATAAAAAAGAGCCGTTATTCAGGCTCATTAATCCATTCCTTTAACTTATCATTTAAACCAGGATAAGTTTCATTTAACTCGCTATGGTTTCTAATGAATTCTAAAGCCTTAGGCTTCACATCTCTATATGGTATTCTTATTTGTTTATTGCCTATATATTTCTTATATATATATACATTTTCCATCTTGTTAATTGTGATGTTCCAAATAAACTTATTATCAACAAACATAGAACTATCAAGTACAGTATTATTATCGCTTTGTTCATCTGGAAATATTTTATGACCGTTCTGTATTTCTCTTATAATACTGTAAATTAATCTTTTCTCATTAACCAATTGATCTCCACCCCTTTCACCTACTTATATTCGACAAAAGGAATTATTTACCTGCATAGCATTAGTAAAAGTAATATCCCATTTTTTACATCATAATGCACCTTGAACACTATTCATTTTATGTGCTATAATACGAACAAATGTTCGCAAGGGGAATTGATCTCATGAAGATAATTCATAAACCCATTGAAGTAATTGCTTACTTCGATATCCAAGGTCTACCTACACCTAAGAAATTCAAATACCAAGATATAGATGATTTCCCCACAACTATTCAAGTAGATAGAGTATCCTTCAGAGCAGAAGAGAAACTGGCCGGAAATCGTATGCTTATTTTCCGCTGCCAGAGTTCTATCAATAATTTGGTCAAAGTCTTTGAGCTTAAATATGAAATTCAGACGTGTAAATGGGTTTTATGGAAGATATGATAAAACCACATTTATAACTTATCAAACTCATGCTCTGGATTTAAAAATAGTTTTACTTCTGTACTAGGTTTAGCGGAGTATTTTCCATATTTAGATAAATTATAAGATACGTCATCAGAACGAATGATTATCCTGTCTCTAATCAGATTGTCAATCGATTTATTAACAGTGCTTTCTTCGTAATTATATTTGTCTCTTACTTTTTTATTTAGAAAAAATTGTGTCATTTCTTTGTATTCGAGTAATACCGTAATGATATCAACTTCAATATTTTTCATGATAAAATCATTCCCTTGCATTTTTCTTTTAATATCATACCATTTACCTAAACAACCTTATCAATATCCTAAATAAAGATTTATTCTTCGCCCTACTAGCAATCCGACCAGGATTACCGCTCACTAACACTTCGGCATCCCTGACCTTAGAATTCACCTTATTCATTGTCCTAGTAATCTTATTTAATTGTTTCATGGCATCATCTCCCATTTGTTCTATTCTCCAAATGGAAAACAATTCCTGCTTCTAACGTTCCTCAAAGTTTTCGTAATATCCAGTCCACCATCTTCTCATTTCACTTTTGAAGGAGTTATACATCCTATAATTATAATTTTCCATTTTTTGGTCTATCATTTCTTCCATTCTAGTATAATGATCATCCAATAACGCCTTTAATTTATCCTCTACTGATGCTTTTGTTTTCTTTGGCTTCTCTTGTGCCGGAACAGCAATCAGTTCTTTTTCTCCCATTATTTCAATCCCTCCATATATATACAACTTTCTCTTTGACAAAAATATGTATCATTATAGAAACATCGAGGATGCTCCCCTTCAATGACAATACACGGCAAACTTATATATCTAAACAACCCTAATCTCCTATCCCTAATCTAAATCTTAATCCATACGGTAATTGACTCAAATCTTCCACCGGAATCAGCTTTAATTTTCCGTCATCATAAACCAATTCAAAAATTTGGTTAATTATTACCAGTCTGTCATTATCATTAAACTGAAGATCCATCAAATAATCATCATATAATACGAAAATGCTATCATTTGTCATCCTATCAATTAATTCTGGGAACGAATCATCAACGCTATGAAAAATTAAAAAATGTTTATTTAAAAAATAACTAGTTATACTCATTTGCAAAACCTCAACTTTTCCGTATATTTTCCTGTATATATCAAATATTTCTCTCCTAAATAAAATCGATAGACAACCAAGCCGTCTATCAGGGCTGCTTAAATAAATATAATAATAAAGGGGGACTTTAAGTAGCCTTATCTCTTTAACGTCCGAGGTCTACTTTGCGACCGTAGTGCTAGGCCGATACGGACAAATATGTTAATTAAACGATTTTCTAACTTCATCTAAATCCAATCCAAATACTTCTTTAAATACATCTTCTAAGGTTAAAGGATTATCTATATCAACTTCACCTTTTGTCAGCTCGCACACACCATAACCGCAACAATCAATGCAATCCAACCTAGCGTCCCCACAGGGCGTTAGATTATCGTTACTTCTTTTCATAAATCCACCCCTGGGAAACGTTACCATACTCACAAAAAATATAGACAAAATCACCTGCACTCAATATTTGATTTGTTCTATTTAGAAATGAGCAAGATTGGTTTATATTATCAGGTGGGAAATAAACGGTTGCAGTATTGAATACACCATCATAAGAAGCTACGGTTGCCACTTTTTTAACCAATACTTTATTCCTTCTGCCCCAAGAATCTATCAATTTATCAAACAACAGAGAGATTGTTTTATCCATTTCGACTGCCAATTGATAATCATTCATAATTTAACATGTCCTTTCTTCTTTATTGAAAAGTCATTTGATCTTCAATAACACCACCACAAACATCTTCCCATTTATGAATTAATTCAAGGGCTTCATCTACATCTTTTTTTATTTGTAAAACATATCTTGTGAAAATATATTTTTGTGGCGTATCCATTTCATCCCAACTTTGAATGTTTCTTTTTTCGAGTTCATCTAAAAAGAATTTAAAATCATTATAATTAGTGACGCATTTTAAATCATCCATTATTTACCCAACTTTCTATCCTATTAAAAAAATATTGGTGCATCAGTCTTAACCAATGCACCTCAACTTGCATTCTCACAAGCTTAGTTGCTTAAGCTTTTGTTTTGGAGGCGATCGGATTGACTACCGACAAGTAAAACAACAACTTTAATAATTATGAAAACTCACCTATGATGACTATATTAAAACTTCCCTTAAAAAGAAAAGGATTAATCAATAAATAATTTTGTAATCTTTAAAATGAAAGTCGCTTTAACCGAATGAATAGTCAATGCGATAATCATCCAATATAACCATATTCAATCTCAATTAAATCACCGGCTCTGCTATGAACATAGTCCCTTTTTACCTAGTTGGGGGAAACGCAATTTTGCCAAGGCAAAATTCCGCTAACATTTCCCCCAAACCCCCTTTGTATTCATTTATACTAAAAGGTTACAAAAAATAAATAGGTTACAAATTGGTTACAAAAAAAATAATAGAATGTAACCTCTAAAACCCTTGATTTTACTACGTTATAACTCATTCTTTAGTAAAGTTACAGAAGTTACAAGAAATATTCATCTCAGAAAATATCCTACTTTATTTTTATTACGATAAAATAAAATGTAACCTGTAACTTTGTAACTTTGAGCTTGAAACCATTGATATAAGCCGATTCTAACGGTTACAAAACAGTGTAACCTAGTAATAATTTTGTAACTTTATTTTACTAGAGATAGAATTCTTTTATCATCAGAATATCCTAGCCCTTCATATATTTCTTCTGTTTTACCGCTTATTTTCTTTACTCTTCTTTCCACTGGCAATTTGAAATTTCTTTTAATGATCTTTTTGAACTCAGTATTTTTAATATATTTCTCATTGTTTTCATCACAATAATCAATATATTTTTTATAAACTTCATTAACCTTCAAATATGAATCGGAGCCTCCGACACTCAAATAAAAATACGCAAATTTTTCAGCGTTATTACTTTCAAGTCGATACTCCTCCAACATATTTTTTGATTCTTGGGAATATGTAAAATCTTTTTGTTCTGCTAATCTCTTCAATCCTTTTATAGCAAATTGCAGTATACCGCTCATTTCATTATGTAATTTACCTTCTTTAAGCTCTAAGTCGATTTCATTACCACGAAACTTTTTGTTAAACGGAATAATTATAAATCTACGCTGCAACGCATCATCAAAGTTTTCAATTTGAGGAAGGTCATTCATCGCAAATACTAGCTTACAAAAGGGTTTAAAGTTGAAAGTATCTTTGTTTTTGAATTGTGCTTCAATAGAATCCCCACTTGATATTGCTTTAAGCCAATTGATAGCAGAGTCCTTTACTAATCTTGGACATTCTTCTGTGGAGAAATTCAATATCTTATCTTTCAAACCAGCTCTTAGAAATGATTTATCTAACAACGACATCGGGACACTAGCATAATTTGAATCAGTAACCAATGTTTTTAGTGTATCAATTAATACACTCTTTCCGCTGCCACCTTCACCATAAAAGAAGAATATTTTTTCATGCTTTGTGCTGCTGGTTAAACAATATCCAAACATCTCTTGGATCGTCTGTATGTTCTCTGGATTACCTTCAAATGTAGACGATAAGTATTTATAAAAATTAGGGCACTCCGCATTTATGTCATACTGGTAATCAAAATATATTGTTGAAAAATCATCTCTGAAATATGTATCCTTATGAAAAATTGGATTTCGCCAATCAGATATGTCAAGAGTTCCATTTGACAGGACTATTTTATTTCTATTCTTATTGATTTCATTCAACTCGATATATTCTTTGTAACTTATTTGCTTTAAAACTTGGTCTGTATGATAAGGTTTTGCAATTATGCTCATTTCATTAGTTATTAATTGACCAATAAAATTATTATCAACATTTTTCCAGTACTTTCCGTTATAAACAAAATACCCCTGTTTAGGACTATGGATAATATCGTATTTAGATAAGATATACCTCGTTGATTTTTCAGGGTCAAAACTTATGTTTCCATTCTCATCTTCACTATAAAATTTATCTTGATATTCTGTTCTTAATAATTCTTCTTCTGTTGGTATTTTTCTTGCCATTCGATCTCCTTTCCGCTCTCATTAAATTCTATTTCTATAATTATGTATCGCCTGATCTAACCCCTCATCGTTACGAAATATAAAGACTGTAGCTCTATGATCATTCTTGTGAGGCTTTATATCAATGATATTAAAATTCTTTGCCAACAGATATTTAGCAACTTGAGGACTAAATATTAATCTTGCTTCTTGTGTAATTTGTGTAGTATTCATTCTTCCGTTTCTCCTTTGGTAATAAAAAAGCGACCATTCTATAAAGCAAATAGCTACTCATATTATTTATTTTTATTAATTTATCTCTTGACGATTGATAACTAAAAATGTTATAGTATATTTGGTTATATGTTTACATTTTTGCAAAAAATTATTTGTGCTGGATTAGATAGTTTAAAAGGCTGTTAAATTGCTTATCCGGTAATTGCATACGAGATTTTCTCCAATTTGATATGATTGTTTCGCATATATTCACTTTATTGGCTAAAAAGCGAACTTTTACCCCAGACTCTGCTAAGTAATCTTCAAAACTAACTCTAAGCCCGTCTTGGTCTTTTATAGAATATGCCATTTTTTTATTCTTCCTTTCTATAGATTTTATTTTAAGCAGGAGCAACACAGCTCCTGCTTTTTTAATTTTTTTACTTAAATTAACTTGAAATATTATCTCTTTTCATTATTAATATTTACCATACCCCTATAGAACTCTTATATATCAATAGTTTTAAGCAAGTCACTTTTTAATTATTTTGAAATATTCTTTACTTTTATTAAGGTTTTCAATTTTTATTTTTCCCTCTCCTCCAGTTTGAGATTTAACTTTACAAATTAAATAACTCTTATTGCTATTTACACTGAGATTAATGATCTTTTTTTCTCGAAATTCTTTCATATATTTGTCATACTGCTTGTGGTTAATTCTGGCAAGATCACAAATACTTTTCTTAGTAATTCTAGTTTTATCTTTAGTACCATGAAAGATTTTAAAGTCAGCGGCATGTTTAGTACAAGATTTATCTAATAGAAGCAAAATATAGAGTAATCTTTCGGCCTCGTAGGTAACAGCGTTGACTTTAATAAATTTTATTTCTGCCTCGGTCAACATCCTATCTTTATCATTAACAATATCAATATACTCACCATCTCCGATATATAACGCAAAATAGACTATTCTATCTTTAGCTTTGTTTTTGGTTAATTTCTTTTTATTCTTTTTTGCTGTTTTTACATAATTATCTATGCTCTCGACTGGGAGATCTTTGGCCTTGCCTTCTAATCTATTTCTCAGTCTAGTACCAAAGCAATTGAACAATATAGCTTTATCAGGATTATTTTTATAGAATTTTTTATCCTCGTAAAAAGCCAATACCAAAATATCGATCAATTTATCTATGTCAGGACAAATAGAAAACAAACCCTTTTTACAATAATCATAAAAAAGTCTATACTGATTCGAATTTTCTACTTTTTCATCCTTATCAAGAAAGTTATTGCCAAGCGAATAGGAATCATGCTCTTGTTTTAGTTTTATTAACTTATCTAGGACTGGCTTATAATACTTATCGTGATATTTGTCTGGTTTTTTCTTATATAAAGTTGCATAATCATATTCACCTTCAGGTGCTTGTTGTTTAATACTTGAAATTTCATTCTCTAAATAATGGCATATATTGTTCATGGTACAAGGCGTATCAATAAAGAAGTTTTCTTTTTCTTCTCCGATTGTAGACAGATTTGCATTAATTCGATTTTGCTGAGTTATTTTTTCAGGATAACGATACTTCATAAAATAAGGTAACTTCTTATTTTGTTCTAGAACTTCTTTTATTTCTGATGGGATTTTTGCACGAATTCCTGTCTTTGCAAAGTCGATTACCTTCGAGCAGACAACTGACATTATTTTGATGTACTTATTTATTTCTTGAGTTTGCTCTAGGCTCCACAATTTAGTAATTTCGTTGACATATATTCCTATAGAGCTAGACATAGCATCACAATCTGTTTTTATTAGCTGCTTAATATCATCAATTCTATACGTTTTTGTTGATTTAGTTTCTTTGTTATCTTTCCATGATTCAACATGCAAAACAGTATTCTTATTGTCATTTTTTTCTGCGGCTTTAATCAGTTCGATATTAAAAAGACTAATCACATGGTCATTATCATGATCTGCCCCACCCAAGCGCATATCAGTACTATCATAAATTGAAACACAAATAGTAGAGCGTTGATATTTTAAATATTTTACATCTTCACCCTCTGGATTAACTACATTACTAATCTTCCATTCATGCGACACATGCGGAAATCTGACCAATGCAATTTTATTAAGTTCTTGTTCTATCCAATAACTAGAATTTATTCCCTTTTTCACCCAATAATTAGAATAAACCTCATTTGCGTTTAATACTCCTTCAACTGGCAAATTTAATGTCCATTGGAGCAAGCTTACGACATCAATTCCTAATACCTGATAGTTGCCATTAACAAATATTCCTCCAAGATAAGCACGTTTTTTTATACCATTTATATCTTCTTGAATTTTCTTTTGGAACCAATGGTCATGAAATAAGTGTTTATTGGTCTTTAAAATCCTATAGTATTCCGGCAAAGCTTTTAACTTATCTTTATCTTTAGTGGCAATTCCACGGAATTTGATAAATTCATCCACATTAGTTGATATCTTTTTTATTGTGTCGATTGTGTTTTCGCAAAGAATCTCGATTTGATCATCTTTAGACAAATCAAGAGATTGCAAAACCTGATAACTCAAAGGAGTGGTATCTTTTAATTCTGTTGGCTTTTCGCTCCACTGGCAAACATTAAAGGTTCTTTCATAATCTTTTACCTTGGTATTAAATGCATTAAGCCATTCTTCAAATGAATTATATTTATCCCAAAACTTCACCATTGAAGCGGTTAATATACAGTCAACTAATAAATTACCATCTTTATCAACTAAGTCTCTTTCATCTCCCCAAACATCAACCCTTTTCGTGACACCTTTTTCTTTAATATACTTCTTTAAATCTACAGTGTAGATATTTCCTTTAATACCAGGTAAGCATCGTATCAACAAGGAGCTAGGAACATAATCTAATCCTAATTCTTTTTCATTTCTGCACCATTGAATAACACGTCTTACGTCAACTAATCCAGCCCCATCATGTGGTTTGATAGTTTTTTGAGTTTTTTGATCTGGAATAACATTATATTTATCCCTCTCATACTCATCTACAATATCAAAGTATTCTTCAATTACGTTCTCATAGTCTGGAATTACTAAGATTTTTGGCATACTAACTTTTATACCATCGGTTGTGCATAAACCAAAATAACTGTTGAATTTAGCCATAACTTTGAATTCCATATCTTTAGGCATACCACAAAGCAGAGTCTCCAAAACATCATCAAACATTTTCTCATTGATATAGATTATTTTCTTATTGCGGACATGGCTACTAGAAGCCAATAATCTTCTATAGGTAATAATGATTTCTTTTTTGGATTCAGTGTCTATATATTTGATTTTTACTATACCATCACCGTTTTTATAATATTCTTTTGTTCCTTTGTTAATATGTACGGATAATAAATCTTGGATTAATGGATACGTTTTGTTATCTTCTATACTATCTTCAATATCAATATTGTTTGTCAGATAATGCTCACGTAGATGATTAACGATACGAAATAATTCAGATTCTTTCCCTAACGCTTTTAACTTTCTAAAATATTTAGTGTTTACATCAATGCTATAAATTCCATCGTTATTTTTGAAATTACTCATATTTATTTTCAAGATGCAATATTGATCAAGTTTGCTCATATATATTTTCTTTCCTCCTAAATTCTTATCTATCTAAATAAAAAAGACAGCCATATATTAGACCTGGCTGCCATCAGACCAAGGTAGAGTATTAACTTTTATTAACCTATTTCTATTTAAGTAACCGGATACACCAACTCATGTATATCTACTCAAATTCTCAATAACTATTAAGGGAATTGGAGCTTAGAATTGATATTAATAAAGCCAGACTGCGATAATTGCAGAGTGGTTTACAGTCACTCAAAGTGACCGTCAAGATGTATGGGTGAATTGGAACATCTGAATTCTAAGAGTCGCAAATTTGCAATACCTTATTATTTTGGCTAGGCAGAGTGGGATAAACCCCTCTACCTAATCTTTTTCGCCTTATAGTTTTTATCTTCTAGTTAGATTTACTGGATAATGCTCATATAGTTTAACGTTTAATAATTTATCCTGATAAAAATTTGGTGACAATTCTTTTTTAAGTATTCTTTCAGGTTGAATTGATTCACCCGATTTGATTAAGCAAAGGGGTAATGTTTGTCTATATGTATCAATTGCTTCTTGAGTTACTCCTAGGCCTTTTAATTCATTAACTGATAAATGAAATTTCTTTATATCATCACAATCAAAGAGCTTCCAATCTTCAGCGATTATATCTTCATCTTTATGCTCCCAACTTTCTCCCAACATGTTTTGAGTATATATAATAAAATTTTCATCTTTTAACTCAAGCCATTTATCACCCCATACTGCTCTGCTCACTAATTGATTTTCTCTTAGATGCTTCAACGCTTCTTCGAATTTCATAGACACTTTTCCTCCCTATTTTGATCTTTTTATCTGTTTATGTTGACTGAGAACCTTGTGACAAATATGTACGATAGCTGCTTTTTCTTAGCTCGAATCATAAAAAAATAAAAGCATCACATTCTATTCCTCCTCTCTGTTTGTTTGCCTTTAAGCTGTTCATAAGAGACAGCATAAAGTTTTATATTTATTGTCACCGTTATGAAATTTCTTTTTCATCTGCTCTTGACAGCATACTTTTTGTTCACTATAATAACTACTGAATAGGACATAAGTATGTTATATGCTATTTAGCAATATTAGGAAATTAACTGAAAGCAAACAAAAAAATTGGTCTTACCGACATAGGTATACCTACTTCATACAATACCATTGATTTTATATTTGTCAATGGTTATTAGTGTTTTATCTGCCTGTTATTCATGCAGGTATTTTTATTGTATCACAAAATCCCTGAATGTCAATAATGGTCAGATTAGTTTCCAAAGATCAATTGATTTATATAATAGAGGCTCCTACTGCCCTCTCTGGAGATGGGTATCCCACGACCTCCCCGACATGTGCCGGATCATTGGTTTCGATCTGCTCCCAACAGATCCAAGGCGTAATTCGCTCATCAGGTGGGTTAGAATATTCCTAACTAATCTTTTTAAAATATTCTCTCACGTTATTTCGGCACATAAATTTAACCAAACCCTCACCAAAAATAAACAGACAGCAAAATCTTATTCGCGGATTGAGTCGTTTCAAGCTAACAATATCAACAGCTTTGATATTGGCTTCTTTGTTGTAAGCTACTAAGACTGGAGCATATGATTGAAGATAATCCACAAACAGCAAAGGCATTATTTTATTGATTGTAATGGTATCAGCTTCGTCCATGGCTTGTTGGAGCAAATGTGTCTGGAAGTGATTTAACATACCTCATCACACTCCTTTATCCACTCGTGTTCAATCTCTTTAATTATTGGCTTATAATGATTTACGATTACATTTAATGCTTTCTTGTGCTTGGTTTTCATTCCTTTGGGTATATCAATATTTGTAAAAACTGTCTTTTGCCTATCTAATTTATCTAAGCCCCAGCCTATAACCCTATCACAGTTCAAATATTTTACTTCCCAGTCGATATCTTTTAACCCACATAGATCCCTTAAGTCTCTAAGTTTTTTTACGATTATTTCTGCTAGTTTCTCGTTCCCGTGCCAGGAGTTTGGAACTACGTTACACGCATAAGTCCATTCCATCTCATTTGCGTTTTCGAGACTCTTGCGTGATAAAGTTATGCTGCCGTTGTAGTGACCATTTGTGTCAACAATGAAGAAGCCAAATTTTTCTTTACTTGTATAATCCTTTTTCATAAAATAACATCCTCCTCTTATTTTGTATTTATGTATATATTCTACACCATCATGTAGGTATTGTCAAGAGATACTCTACATACATACTATATTTTCTTTGACATCATGTAGTTATTATACTATAATACAAATATAATAATTTATGGGAAAGGACTTATTTACAATGTCATTTTCATTTAAACCTTTATGGAAACAACTTATAGATAAGAATATGTCTGCCGAGGATCTACGGAAAGCTTTAAATTTTTCATTTTCTACAATGTCAAAGATGAAAAAAGGCGAAAATGTAAGTTTAGAAGTGTTAGATCGGATATGTACATACTTAAACTGTCAACTGCAAGATATTGTAGAGCATATCCCTAAAAAAGAATAAAATAATAATATTCGAAATGACACCCCTCCGGTGTCATTTTTATTTTTGGCTTTAACGACAGACCAACACTTTCAAGCCTCTATAACTAAACAAAAAGTACTTTCATACTCTAAACACCAGTAAACTGAATTGTTTAAGGTAGGAAAACACTTTCTTTGGATCAATTTCTATTTTATCAGGACAAGGAAACATTATATTTATTTTGTTTGATAAAGGATCGGCTCATCACCGTCCTTATTTGTTATTTGTTGTTCATGATTCCAGTCTTAAGAATCAATTAAAGGAGATTTCCCTGTTCTAAGTCTTCACTTTTATATATCATCTCTGCGAGCGTTTTGGCTATCTGTTGTTGAGCATAATGTAGATTTGGTGTAATTGCCTGAAATTTCGTCCTTGTTTTTTTCTTCCTGTTAACTATTGTTCCAGAAATATCTTCGGTAATTTTGATCTTTATTAGATCGGTTGTTTCTAGTTTCTCTCCTTGAATTGCAGTAAGATTTGTTTTTATTTCTTTTTCCTTTAGAACTAATAGCAATCTGTTTAACTGAGTACTCAATACATCATGTACAATATCAGCTTTAGTACCTTTATTGAATATACTCGGCTTTGGTACATAAAAAGTATCAAACCTTGGGTCATTTAATAAATTTACATGAAAGCTGGCGGTAAAGTCATATTCCTTTTCCTTATCAAAAATCTCTTTGTCAGGTTCTATAATTTCTTTGAATTTTATGCCAATATCTTCATCAAATAAATCTGTGTTTAAAATGTATTCCATAAAGAAATTCCACCTCCATAAATCAACTGTTTTTTATTAAAAATTCGAAAATCGCATCTTTTGCTTGCTTTATCTCTTCCGGCGTACCAGTGTATGTTATTTTAACTTCAAAACCATTTTTATTCTTTTTCTTATATAAAACCTTATCTCCATTTTCATCTAGGTACGTGTCATATTCTTCACCACAGAACATTTCTTTTTGTGTTGTTTCATTCATTTGAGTCACCTCACTTATACTTTTTAGGTTTACACCCTCTGGCTACTAGGGTTATAATCCTTATACTTTTTTGGAGTATTACTTGTTCACTTATCCTCAGTGAAAGAATTTATTCCAGTGAATATTCAGATATCATTGTTCTTCTTTCTGATAATTATATGGCTTTTAACTTCTCAAAATTATAAACATAAGCTTTTTTAACTTTTAAAATATCAGCTAAGTTCTAAACCATCCCTAATTCAACTTCATTTTCGACATTCCAATCCTCCTCATTATATAATTTTATATAATTAAGCTATCATATTAGCAGTCAATCTTCAATAATATTATTATAATTCAATATATTAATTTATTATTTGAATCTTTTTGTATATTATTATATTTATCTAATAAGAGCATGGTTTATTAAGTATTATATTTATCTTATTTTTCATTTTTAAATAACATCTTGACTTTATTTTATATTTAATAGTAAATTATTGATAACAATTCAATAAAAAACCGGACAAAAAAATGGTATTTTTCCGAATCAAAAAAGTATCATTTTTCAGGGTATTTAGAAGGAAGTGATGGTATGGGGAAGAAAAGAGAAACTAAATGTGTTTTCATACGTGATAAAGACATGGACATTAGAGTCATCGAGAGATTATTAGAAGGTTTGTATTATTTAACGCTAGAAGAAAAAGAAGAGCAAAATCAAATCAAAAATATTGTTGCTTCTAATAAAAACCAATAAATTCTTCATTATTAAGCACCCATCACAGGTGCTTTTTATTTGGTCAAATAAGAAGAATTGTTCGTTTAGTATTTTCTGTTGATAAGGATAGGAAAACTTGTTATGATTAATTATGGAAAATGTTGTGTTACATATTGGGTCTCGGCAGAAAGTGAGAAAAGATTTGTTCGAAAAATATGTATCGCTGATTGAGATCCTAATCATGTTTCTTGCCCTTGCTTTACAGCTTCTTGAGTTTCTAACAGCCCAAAAGAAATAGAACTGGATAATACCAGTTCCATCTCCAACAACAATATATTGGTTTAGCTGAGGCACAATAAAGTACCACAACTTAGACTCCCCTGCTGGAACAGGGGGTCTTTCCTTATCATTAATAAAATAATACTATATAACTTCAACCATCACAAGGATAATTTAGTAGTAAATCCCCCTTGTCAAGGAAAATATTTACTCTATAAGTAAAATAGTTACCCAAACGGCATTAACTAGCATAACTCAGGAATTGATTCTGTCTTAATTGTTATAGTATTGCTACAACCTACTAAAAACATGGACTTAAACCAACTAAAGCACGCCTGTAAGCCCTCTTCAAACTCAGTTTAATAGATTATACCATCCCATATGTTGAACGGCTTAAAACCTGTTTTAAAGTGAGATAATTATTGTCCGCACACCACAAACAGAAAAATGCGATGAAAGATAAAAATAATGAAATATATACAGTAGTGCTGAAATCAACAAATTTGAAAAGTAAGTTAAACACTGGCTTAAATCTATATTGTACAATCGTATACCATGGTCATTCGTGTGAACGGATTTTGAATAGACGTGTGAATAGACATAAGGGGTTAATTTTATGAATCGTGTGTCCTCTGGAAGGACATTCGGCTGTAGATTCCGGTAACTCCTGAACAGTAATTTCGGTAAATTATAGACAGGCAGCACCGTCAGCAGTTTTTGAATATTAGTAAACTATCACACTTTAGGTTTTAAAAAATCATAAATAATTTGTTCATTAGGATTATTCCTTTGAACAATAATTGTGATTGTTTTCGGCTCTATTTCCTTTACTTCAGCCTTAAAAGTCATTCCCATATCTAATTTTTCAGCATAAATACTTGCCCATTCCTTAGCTAAGTAACCGATCATTTTGCCAGTGTCGTTTATAACTCGTATAGCATTTCTATCATATTGATTATCTAATTCTCTCTCTAAAAATACTTCACTGCCAATATTCAATAGTTGAACAAACTTAATTCTTTCTGGCCTGTTTATTCCAACAACAAGCATTCCCTGAGTTACATTTTTACTGTTCAATATTTCCCATTCAGGTATTTTTTCAGAATAGATTTCTTGAAGAGTATAATAAATATCAGCATCAATAATATATAATTTTCTTCTAAAATTGTCGTTTGAACTATCCAGATTTTTAGTTCTGTAAGAATACACCTTATTTAAGCTATGAGAATTCCAAAACCCTTTCACTTCTATTAGAAAATCGTCTTGTATTGTAAAATCGGGGATATAGGTACTGCGATCTAGAAGCAAATGCACATTTTCATATTTCCAATCTAATTTATTGTAGTTCAATACTCTTGCAATATTAGCTTCCCACGATGATCTGAAAACGTGTTCTAAGTCATTGTAATATTTTGGTTCTGAATAAATATCGTCTATTTTATAATTTAAGCTATTAGCAAGACATTCGATCTTAGCTCCATTATTTAAGCAGATAAACAATGAATAAGGCAATCCATTTAGTACATCACAAAGCTTATAATTAATCGTACTTAGAATATTCCTTAAAGGTGTGTGATCAATTATAGAATTGAACCTAGGAAGATTAATTGTGGTAAAATAACTTCTTTCTGGATTTAAAATATCAGGATCTATATCTAATGATTTTCGCTCAAATTTATAAAGGAATTCATAGAAAATTAAATTATCATGGTAATGTTTCTTACAGCAAATAATATTTAACTGCTCAAATAAATTATCAAGGCCAGATTCATTTCTACTCTGAAAAACAATTATAATCTTTAGTACTATCTGCGATTTATTTTCTAATTCATATACACTGTTTATATTGATAATATCGGGATATCTAAGATATACACTATACAAATTTTCACAATAATTCGCATATGCAACAGTTAATCTTTTTCCTCTTTCTTCAAGTGATATCTTGCCTTTTTCATATTCTTCAATAGAATTATCTTTTTCTTTAATCCATTTTGTATTTTTTATTTCTATTGGTAAATCCATATCTCAATCCTCCATTAATATCATTAATTTCCTCAAACACTGCAGTTAAAGCGTTTTAAACAAACCATAAACTATTTAAAAACTGGGTTAACCACTTAATTTGTGGTTAGAAAGCTCTTATTATAAAAAATACCCACTCCCAGGGTAATAGAATGAGCATTTTTTATAATAAGTTATAAATGGACATCGTCACATAATCTGAGGAGATTATGTCCGCCTGCAGCAGCCAACTCTAAGGCTCTCTTGGCTTGATTCTGCCCATTGATATCCGACCAATCTATTTGAGGTTTAGAGATATTACTTACTTCTTGCTCAGATGTAACGGTTACAGAGAAACTCTCCTCTTTCTTGAGAATTCTTACAAGTCGAGCAAGGCTTACAACACTTTCACTCATAATACCTGGAACTATCCTCGCTTCAGCTAAGTTACCTGGAGGTATGACCAGAGTGAAGGGTTGCTCTGGTAAAGACTCATCCTGGACAGAATCCCAACTTTCATCCTCTATTTGCAATTGTCTTAGGCAAACAGCCATAGTAAGTATCCCGGTTATAGGCCGTAGTAAACCTTCTAAAGATAATTCACCTGCAAAAATATAATTTCTCAAAAGAGAAGAATCTATTTCATTCATTGCCGCCAATATTCCAAGTGCTATAGGTAAATCGAGGCCTGACCCTTCTTTCCGTAAATCTGCAGGTGCCAGATTAACCGTAATCCTCTGAAGTGGAAAACTAAATCCGGAATTTCTAAGAGCTGATCTAACTCTGTCTTTAGCCTCCTTAACAGAGGTATTGGCTAAACCTACGATATCAAAAGCGGGAAGCCCGTTAGAGATATCCACCTCAACTTTAATAAGCTGGGCTGATAATCCTGCTACCGACATCCCGCTGACTGAAGCATACATAAAACTCACCTCGAGGGTAAGTTTCGACCCTTTGGTAGTTTTTACCTTCTTCAT